GATCCGATTCAAAAAATACTTCATCTGTACCGCCTCCCGTAGCTCCAGCACCGCCTCCTATCGCACCCCAAGCACCATTGTTATACCCTTCAAACTGATTTAATGTTGAGTTATGTCTAAACATACCAACAGCAGGGCTACCATCCCTCTGGGCCGTTGTACCAGATGGTATGGTCAAGCTAGAAGTATAGTTATGCGTTACTTTCCCTGTAAAAGTTCCACCAGTAAGAGGTGCTAGTCCAAAGTTTGTTGTAGCTACTGGCCCAACAGTTACATATCCATTATTTGCTGCATTTCTTATTTTTAAATTTCCATCAGATGTATCAACGTGCCATTGAAACGCAAAGTTAGTTGTTAATGCACCAGATTTACTATTATTTGATGCAATAGCCTGTAAAACATTATTGATGTCTGCTCTTACGGCAGCACCCGTTCCATTATCTATAACAAAATCGTGTTCTGCCATTTAAACAAGTAACATTGAGCCTATTCTACCCTCCTTTACCAAATCCGACAGCCTGATAAGTGAAATTTCTATCAATCGAAGCATTTG